TCGCAACCCGAGAAGCCTGAAGCGAGGTACTGGCGTGGACAACGACACTAAGCGGATTACGATTGAGTTCCTCAATCAGTGGCATCAACCGGTCCCTGTAAAACCCGTTATTGTTGGGATGCCGATGGTTCGCGGGCAGGTCGTGGGCCTGGGTGATGTGGTCCAGGTGCCGGTGGGCGCGATATTCGTGCGTGTGGTGGAGACGGAAAAATGTCCGTGAATAAGGAAGAGATGCTGGCTCGATACGGTGATCTGAAAGAAGAGCGCCGTCAATCAATGGATGCTCGGGCGAAGAGCGTCGCAGAATATATCGCACCGGAGCGGGGACGATTCGAGGACGATGACCGCCGTCCCGACCGGATGCACGGCAAGCGGGGCGACCTGATCATTGATTCAACTCCGATGGCGTGTCTTGAGGTTGCGACGAACGGAATGTACTCGGGGCTGACTCCGCCGTCCCGGCCCTGGCATCGAACAAAATTCGAGGACGACGGGTTAAACAAGTGGGGACCGGCCAAGGAGTTCATGGATGCGCTCGAAAAACGCCGGAACGCAGAGTTGCGACGGAGCAACTTCTACTCGGCCATGCACTCCAGCTATGGCGAATCCATCGCGTTCGGGTCAACTCTGATCGGCATGGAGGAATTTCCGGAAGGCGGTTTCCGGTTTCGGACATTCACGTTCGGGGAGTTTTACTGGGCGCGGAATGCCGCGGGTAAGGTGGACACGGTTTACCGAACCGAGTTCATGACGGCAAAGCAAATGCGTGATGCATTCGGCGACGATAAACTTTCCAAGCATGTCCGGCAAGCTCTCCGGGAAAATCGGCTCTATACCGCCTATGAAGTGCTGCACGTTGTCGAACCGCGCCCGGAACGGAACGCTGGCAAGAAGAATTCCCAGAACAAACCCTTCTCATCGGTGTGGATGGAACTGTCAAATGATCGTGAGATCCTGCGAGAATCCGGGTTTGACGATTTTCCTTACGCCGCTGGGGTGTGGATGCTGGTCGGGTCCGACAACTATGGTTCCGGCTCTCCCGGGCTGCGGGTAATCCCGGACGTCAAGATGCTTCAAGACATGGAAGACTCATGCCTGTTGGCCACACACCGGGAATTGGACCCTCCGATTCAGGCCCCGGTGTCGCACAAGGGTGAGCCGATCAAGCGCAACGCGGGAGGCATCACCTATTACGAGGGGCAGGGGGGCGAAGGGTACAAGAGACTCTACGAGTTCAAGTTCGACTTGAATGCCGGGGAGTTGAAGTCAGAAGCCATTCGCAAGCGAATCTACAAGGGGATGTACAACGATTTGTTCTTGGCGATCATCCAGGAATCGCAACGCGGAACCCCGCCAACGGCAACACAAATTCTCGAAATGAAAGCCGAGCAAATGCTCCAACTAGGTCCGTTCATTGAGCGCCAGGAAGACGAGGTGCTTGACCCGATCGTGCTTTTCACGACGTCGCGAATTCTCGCGCGGCCGTGGGTCTACGGTCTACCGCCTCCGCCTGAAGAGATTGGCGGCCAAGCGTACAAGATCGAGTACATTTCGCTGCTGGCTCAGGCGCAACGCATGGTGGGTATCAAGGCCATCGATGAGACGGCCCAGTTCGCCGGAGGAATGGCGGCGGTAAGCCCGCTGGTTCTGGACAATTACGATTTTGACGAAATGGCCCGGGAGCGCGCGGATCTCGTCGGGTTGCCCGCCAAGTGCCTACGAAGCGAGGACGAGGTGATGGAGGTCAGGAAAGCCCGCGAACAGGATCAAGCACAAATGGCTCAGGCGCAAACGGCGCAAGCGGCAGTCGAGGGGGTGAAAGCTCTCGGGCAGACGCCAATGAACCCGGAAGACCCGAACGCGCTGACGGAGATTATCCGAGGCATTGGCGGTGAGGAGGCGGCACAGTGAGGACTTTTGATCAGTGGGTAAGCGCCTTGGACATCGTACATGCCGTGAATCCACAAGAGTTGCGGGCGCAACGTGCCATGACGTTTTTAATTGGATTGCTGTCGCCGGCCGTCCTTGATCAGGGAGTGACGGTAGATCGCGAGGGAAATTTCCGAACGGTGATCGGGGGCGTGATGCTCCCTATTCGGCATACGGACTTGGGCGCGGTGGAATCGGGTGCTAGTGGGGAAGCGGTTTTCGTCAGTCGGTTTGAGATCGGCGAGGAGATCTTGGCACATGGAAACGCCTAAAGAACGCGCACAGCGCAGGCATGAAGCGCAAGAGGTAATCCACTCGCTCGAACTGCGGGAGGCATACCGCATGACGTTCGACACGCCGCATGGGCGCACTGTGCTCCGGGACATGATTCTCTCCGGGCATTTCTTCGAGACGACCTGTACGGGAAACGCGTGGTCGCACTTCTATGAAGGCGACCGCAATCGAATACTTCGAACGATGTCCTTTATTCCGGGCATCGTCGGGCCGGTCCTGGCGGAGATAATGGCCGACCGTCAGGGGGAGCTTAACTTGGCTGCGGCTAAGGCCGTCAGCGTAGACTAGAGGAGCTTTTATGGAAGACAATTTGCAACCGGGCGCAACCGGAACCCCTACGGGTAACACCAATGCGGACGGCGCGGCTGCGGTGCAAAATCCATCGTTCATCGAGAGTTTGCCCGAAGACATCCGTGGGCACGAGGCAATCAAGAACTTCGACTCCGCGGAAAAATTGGCTCGTGCGCACCTGGAAACCTTGGGCAAGGTAGTGATCCCGCCGGAATCTGCGGACAAGTACGAGATTACGATCCCTGATGGCAAACAGGTGAACCGGGAGTTCCTCTCCGGGTTCAAGACCTGGGCGCACGAGGCGGGGCTTTCGCAGAAGCAGGCGGAGACGCTGGCCGCGAAGTATATCGCGTTCGAGGACGCACAAATTGCTGCTTACTCCAAGGCCGCAGAGGCTCAGGTCAACGCGGTCAAGATCGAGTGGGGCGATAAGTTCGACGCAAACGTTGCGATCGCGCACAAAGCCGTCGAGCAGTTTTGCACGGCCGAGGACAAGAGGTATCTCGACGAATCCGGACTGGGGAACAACCCGACGCTGGTTCGGATGTTCTACAAGATCGGGCTTGCGATGAACGATGACACGATGGGTGTCGGCGGACGCAAAGGAGAGGGACAATCGATGCCGAAGACGGCGGGCGGCGTGCCTCAGCTTGATTTCAGCCAGTCGATGCCCGGCACAAAGTAGCTGAAGCCCGCGGAACCCGGCCAAGGGTCCGGGACCGCTTATAAACACCTCCAGACTGTCGTGAGACAGACAAAGGAGATTTCCAACAATGGCCACTGTTGCAGTCCAAAACATGCTGACGCTTCTCGAGCTCGCGAAGAATATCGATCCTCGAGGTCAGCAGGCAATCGTTGCGGCAATACTGACCAGGGTCAACCGGATCTGGGATGATATGCCGTGGTTTGAGGCGAACGACATTTTCAGCCACGTTACGGCTCAGGAGTATTCGGAACCCGAAGGGGAACTGCGAACGCTCAATGACGGTGTCGGAACGGAAGACATGCAGACGACCAACATTCGGGACGTCCTCTGCATGATCGAAGCCTACTGTGATTCCGACATCGCCCTCGTCAACGCCGCGCCGAACCCGGTGGCCTTCCGAAACGGGCGGGCTCAGCGGTTCATCCGCGGCATCTCGAAGACCTTCATCGAGAACATCTTCTACGGGAACAATTCCACAAACCCGAAAAGTTTTAACGGATTGGCCGTCCGGTTGGACGCGCTCAGCCAAACGAACGTCATTGGAGGCGGAGGGACCGGGTCCGACGTCACCTCCGTCTACGTCGTGCGGTGGGGCGAAGGCATGGCCAACTGCCGGTATCCTCGCGGCTCAGGCATCGGCGTTCAGCATCGGGATCTCGGAGAGGTAACGGCTGAAACCGCTGCGGGAAAGAAGTTTCAGGCGTACCGCGATTGGTTCAAGGTCCACGGCGGGCTGGTCGTGGAAGACGACAAGTGCATAGGCCGGTATGCCAACATCGAATCGAGCGGGGCTTCAAACACGTTCGATGAGGATTACCTCATCGAACTCATGAACATGATGTCCTCTGATGATGACTGGTCCGGCGCTGCAATCTACTGCAACGCCACCGTTCGAACGCAAATGGAAATCCGGGCCAAGGACAAAACCAATGTCAATTATTCGTTTAGCGACGCTTTTGGCGCCGGGCCGGTACTCACCTTTCGCGGGGTTCCGGTGCGGTTGTGCGAAGCGATCCTGAACACCGAGACTGCGATCAGCTAGGCGCGGGAAGGGGGAATACCATGTCCATTATGGACGTTTTTGGAATTTTTTCGGATGAGCAGGCTCTTACCGCGACCGCAGACAGCGAGACCACGCTTGATTTCGGCGCCGGGGAAGATGCCTGGGGAACCACAGTCGCCCAGCCGGAATTGGCTGACGGCCGCCCACTGTGGTTGAACGTTATGGTCCCGACCGAACTGGATTCGGCGGGAGATGCCGCAACGCTCACCACCACGCTGT